CACCACACCGCAAACTCGGCGAAGGCGAGGACCAAGTTCAGCGAAGCACCAACAAGCAGACAAACCCACAGCTTGCGCAGGTCCCGCATTTGTTGGCCGAGGACATAGCCCCCGGCCAACAAAGCGAGCAGGAGCGCCCCTTGCTGGGGGCTGGTGGACCAAGTGAGGGACACCCCTGCCCAAGCCAGGAAACCGAGGCCGAATATGGTCTCGGGGTGAAGCACTACGGAGTTTCCTCCGTCCACTCAAACCCACACTGCGCAGTGATCGCAGCGAGGCCGGCGTCGTTGACGTGCACGCCCTGCGCAACCCCGCGGAGGACGATTGGCTGGCCCAGCTTGCCGAACTCGAACACATACGGCTGGTTCTGGGCCACAGCGGTGGTTGCACCGGCAAGGGTGACGAACACATCCATCAAGGTCGTGGTTGCGCCAAGGGTGGTCGGGACGGTGGTGTAGATGTCCGTGATCACCGTGGACGCTTCGTTGGACGTGTCGTACGCAGCCACCGTCATTGGGACGGTGTTGACCGTCCCGCCGTTGGAGACCGCAACACGCTTCACAATCGAGATCGGATCGGTCTGCAACGCTCCGGTGACCGCAGCGAAGAACACGCGACGGACCTTTACGGTCTTCGTGGCGCTGCCGTAAAGCGAGCAGATGTCGCCACCGTTGTTCGGCGCGGCGAAGGTTGGGCCGGCCGCGGAGTAGGTCGGCTTCATCGTCGAGTTGTCGTAGGCGAGGGTGAACACTGCGTTGAGCGTAGAGTTCACCCCAGGCACCTGCGCCTGCACGGCGAGCGCAGTGCAAGCTAGCGCAGCGGCTGCGGAGAGGAGGATCGAGCGGAGTTTCATCTCTTCCTCCTTAGTTGGCCACGGTGATGCCGGCGGGGTATCCGCCCATCACTGCGTTGTTGGTCGAGGAGTACGGCTGGTCCATCCGGTCGATCACGATCCAGCCACCAAGCGCGCCGGAGGTGTGGGTGCCGACCGAGACGTAGCTGAGCCGGAGGAAGCGCGGGATGGCCACGCCTTGCGGAGGGCGGGGCATGTCCATGTCGTAGAGCCGGGCGCCGGCAACGAGCTGGGCTTCGGTGTAGACTGGCGAGAGCCACCAGTTCGCGTAGGAGCCGGCTGCACCAGAGCCGTTGTCCGGCGCACCTTGCAGGATCACCTGAAGGCTGGTCCCGCCACCGAACGCGGTGGTTACCTGGACCAGGAGCTTCAGCGCAGGGTTGTCGCCGATGCCGATGTCTCGCGCGCCTTGCAGGTTCGCGAGGACGGGGATACCAGCCATGTGCAGATCGAGGATGTTCGACGAGTTCTGCGTGCCGGTGGTCGGTAGGTCGTAGTTCGTCCCGGTGACAACGATGCCGCCTGTTGCCGGGGCTCCGGTGAACTGGAGGAAGGCGTCGAGGATCATCTCATGTTCCTTTCGAGTTGGGTTGCGCTGGGTCCTCGACTCAGGTAACCTGGGCTTCCGTGTTCAGGATTGCGTCCACGGTACGGATCGGCACCCCACGGAAGGTCGTAACAACCTTGCCGTTGAACTCCTCCAGGCGGAGCAACACATTTGTCTTGTTTGCAGCCTGGATGTCCAGGTAGGTGCGGATCACGCGATTGCAATAGATCACCACCCGGCCCATGTTGGCGCGGACCGCGGGGGTGTCGGAGGTCTGGATGGCCGTGGCCGAGGCTGGCGCGGTGGGGAGCTTGTAGAGTCCGCGGATGATCAGGTTGATCAGATTCGCCGCGGAGACACCGGTCAGCTGGGTCACGTCCACGTTCGCGATGCGCACGTTGTAACGCCAGTCACGCTGGACCAGCCCGATCTCCCACTTGAAGTGGTCACGGTAGGCCTGATAGGTGTTGGACGAGGAGTCCTGCACCGGCCACTCACCCATATCCCGGTGTTGCAGACCGGTGATCTTGCCCTTCGGGAACGTTGCGTGGGTGGTGTCGCTGCCCCACGTCACGATCCAGATGCTCGTGTTGGTCGACGAAGTCCCACCTGCGTCGAGGACGTTGTTTGCGGTTTGGCTCGCGGAGGTCGTCTTGGTTGAGTAGCGCGGTGCGAAACCGGTGAAGCGCTCCGGGTTCACAAACTGGTTGCCGTAGATCAACGTGGAGGCAACCTGCTGGGACATGCCTTCGAGGAACGCTTTCACTTCGGAGAGTCGGAACTCCGCAGTGTTGCCGTTCAGATCTGCGATGTCCTTGTCGATCACGCTGTACGTTTCAAGGTTGCCGCAGGTGTCGACGATCTGCGCGGTGGTGGACTTTGCGTTCGGCACGCCGCTGTTTAGCAACCGCCAAGTTGCCTGAGGCAGGCCGGTGCGGACCGTGGTTTTGTGGCCGGTGGGGAGGTTACCCTCGACCACAAGCATGTCATCGAGGATCTCGTTGGTCTGCGAGAGTAGCTCGATGATCATAGCGACGCGGTAGTTGTCTTCAACCCGCTTCGCCCAGTCTGCGTACGTCAGCGCAGTAGCGCCTAGTGTGGACATAACCTAAGTCTCCGTTGGTTGGGTTGGCTCCGTACCATTCTAGGCGCTGCCATTCATCCACTCTGTGGCATGGTTACGGGAGGTTCGGGTAGATTGCTTTCGCGGCGCTGGTTGGCCGCGCGGAATTGCCTTGACCGTGTTCGGAAGGGCCGTTGCCGCGGACTGCGGTGCCTTCGCCGGCGCGTTGCGCCCACTTGACCATCGCGCGGACCACCGCAGGGTGATCGCCAGCACCGGTGATTTCCATCGCCTCGCGGAACGACGCGGCTTCCTTTGTGCCAAGCCCGTCGATTGCGCGGCCCAGGACTGCCTTGATCTCGGGCTTGAGGTCCGTACCGTTGCCGAGCGTGGGGTCCGCAGTAACCTCGTTCCGCCAGCCGGTGCGGATCTCTTCGTACTTGCGGTATGGGGCGTCGGCGTCGGCACCGACTTTGTCCGTGTACATCTTCACCAATTTCGAAGCCTGATCCTGAGTCAGCCCGAGTTCCTTGAACACGGTCGAGGCCTCCGCGGCGAACTTCTCATCGATCTCGAAGCCCTCTGGCGCGGCGAACTCGTACTTCTCCGGGACCCCTTGCGGAGCGGCTTCTTTCGGCGGAGCCTCAACCTGGGGAGGCGATTCCGGTGTCTTCGTCGTCTCCGTCGCCGCCGTCAGCGTCTGATCCTTGATCTCGCCGGTCTCCGTTCGCGCTTCCGGTGTGTTCGCTGGTGCTACGTCGGTCATTTGCTTCCCTCATCATCTGGATAAACTGATCCGGGCAGTGTTGCATGATCTCGTCGAGAAGGCGGAGACCTGCGTTGCGCTCGCCTTCTAGGAACGCGGAATGGCGCGAGTCCGGGGAGAAGGTGGTGGTGAAGATGTGCGCTGCGGAGAGCTGGGCCCAGAGCCACTCGCGACCGATTGCGGAGTCGGCGAGGGTGACCAGGACAGTGCGGCGGTTGGCCTCGGCAAGCTTCACGGCTTTCTCTGCCTTGCGGACATCTGGGCGGTGGGCGGCGTTGTAGGTCATTGCCCCAACACTCCCTGCAACGCATTCATCCCACCACCGACTTGGGTCTCGGATAGTGTCTTAGCGCCCGCCGCAAGCTTCTGCGCAATCTCCGCCTGTGCTGCCTGCTGCTCTGCCTGCGCGCGCTGCTGACGGATTGCGGCCAGGGCTTCGGGGGAGCGGATTAGCTTCGGATCGTTGTTAAGCAACGAGGAGTACTTCTCCAGTCCGTAGTCCGTGTCGATGTTGTCCATGATGTCCGGCTTGACCCCGACGATATTCCCGGCCATGCCAAAGACACGCTCGATGCCGGCGGCCTCCGCCGCAGACTGCGCCTGCGCAAGCATGGACACGAACTTGATCGTGATCTCCTGACCAGCGATCTCTGGCGGGGGCGGAGGGAGGATGCCTGCGCGGGCTGCAATTGCGAACGCGCGCTCGTGGACTACGGCGAGGCCTTCGTTGTCAATCCGCTCGATCACTGGGCCGAGCATAACCATGCTCTCCGACTTCCGCATATCCCATTCGAACGTGGTCACGTTGCTCCGCGTTTCGTATTGGCTTGCGGTTTGGAATAGATCGTTGAAGAACACCCGCTTCAGCCGATCGCGGACCTCGTTCAGGTCCTCCGTGATCTCGGCGATGGGGAACTTGGTGTCGTAGACACTTGCGATGCCGGCTTTCCCCGAGGCAGCCATGCCGGAGATGTAGGTCATGCCGCCGGGGAGGAGCGAAGCTGGCTGGTTCTTCAGCTGGATGTCCGCAACGAGCGGAGGGTTGACCATCTTATCAATGGCCTGGGCCTTGCGCTTGCTCTCTAGCTGGAGCTGCTTCTGATCCCCAAGCCCATCCATCGCGGGGGAGCGACCGTAAGGGTCGTTGGAGACAAG